TTATTTACAAAATCTTTAATGTCTAAATTTATATTAGGACCTTTTAAAGCAATTGTATCACTTATTACACTTAAATCTTCAACAAAATCTACTTCATATACTTGAGTTTCTGCTGTTTTTGTAACAACATATAACTCATTTAATACTTGATATCTAGATGGAAGTGGATCAAATAACTTAATTAGAATTGAAGGTTCACCTGGTGTTTTATCAGCTTCAGTATTTGCTGTATTTGTATTTAAACCAGCATCATATTGACTATTAACACCAATATGGTATTCATTTTCACCAAATGTTATATAAAATTCATCGAAATATTTAGGAGTATTAAGAGTATTTTCAAATGAAATATATGAAGACTTCATTTGAGTTGGGGTAATATAATTAGATTTTATTCTAATTTCTGTTCTATCTCCTGATATTTCTGATATGAAATATTTATTATCTATAGATGAACTTAGTTGATTATTTATAAAATTATAAACCCCATATAACACTCCATTACTATAACCAGCATTATATATATCTTCTTCAGGGTTTATATTTACTACGTCTGTAGTAGAATTACCTACAACTGGGTTAGCTAATTGCTCCGTATTTGCCCCTACAGGATTAGCATCAGGTGTAGTATTTTGAGTTATTTGATAATCTAAAAAGTTATAATCTGAATATTGGATACTTTTTTGAGAATCATAAACATAAAATTCAATTTGATTTATCCCAGGAGTAAAAGACCCTGAATAGTCTTCATTAGGTATTAAAGAACTATTTTCTAACTCAAACCCATCATTAAATAATAATGAAGGATTAATTTGTTGCATAGAAGAAGATACTGGTATTTCTGTCATCTTTTGTTATTTTACTTTATGATTATGTTCCTGATTCAACTTCTCTTGCATCTTCAATTGCTCTATCAATTTCTTGTTTTGCACCTAATATACTTGCCATATCCACCTGGAGTTGTAAGTTTGTTTCTCTTAATTCTGCTATTTCATCTAATAAAGCCTGGATTTCTTCCTGATTTGCTTTATAATCTATATAATCACTACTTTCTTTAATTAAATATTCATGTGAATTTATTTCTCCATATTTAGGAATAATAAAAAACAAATTGTTGTATATGTTAAAAAAATCTTCTACGGAAGCCAAGTTAGGATCAAAAAAACTTAAATCTTGCTCAGCTACACCTAATTCTTTAAATTCTGTATCAAATGTAGATCTAAATGACTCTCTATTATATCCCGTTCTAATTAAAGTTACTTCTGTATTTTCATCTGTAGATTTATTTAATTGAGTATCATCTAAAGGTGCATTAGGGAGTGCATTAGAATTAGGTGCGTTATTATTTGTTGAATTATCGTATTGCATTACCCATTTATTACTTTAAACATTATATCTTCATCGAATATTTTTGTAGAACCATCTATTGTTGTTTTAATAAGAATAGTATAATATCTTTCAGGTTCTAAACCATTCATATATACATCAAAATAATTTGATGTTGAATCTGCACTTATTTTAGTATATTTTTCATCAAAATTAATAATAACCTCATTAGTATCTGTGTCTTTTATAGAATAATATGATGTTTGGGGTGGTAAATAAAAATTTGTTGTATATAATGATGCCGTTTGGAATACTACATCTGGGTATTTTGGTATTCCTGCTAACCTAAATCTAGCAATACTTCCAGAGTAATAAGTTCCGGCATTATTATAAACAGATACAAATGCTTCTGCTTGTTTTAATATTGTGTTATCTGATGAACCTGTATTAAAATTATAATCATCCCACTTTATCTCTAACATAGGGGGATATATAGTATTTGTATCTATTGAAAAATATCTAAATGTTGCTTGTGTATTAACATTATTTAAAAATTCTTGACTACCTGTTTGTTTTACAATAAATCCATCATTCTTTTGTCCTGTTGTAGAATCTTGCTCATATAGGTATTGTTGATTAATTGATCTTTGAATATCAATATCAATATCAATACTATTACCATATGAAAACAATTGTTTAAATTTATAATCTACACCTGATGGATCAGCATAATACCAATTTCCTCCACCTTCCATACTTGATGAAAATGATGCAGTTGCATAAGGAGTACCTACTGGAAATGGTTGTGTTTGCCATTCTGTTGATCCTGAGTAGTCAGAAAAAATCCAACTACAACCATTTACTGTTTTTGGTTCATCATAAAATCTTCCTGTTCCCATATCCCAACTAGATGATATAGGAAATACTTCTATTGTACTGTTTTGACTTAATCCACTAACAACTGCTGCTGACATTTTTAATGATGCCCCATAATCTAAATCTGGGTATTTTAGTCCTACTGTAGTATCTGTTTGAAGTGAATTTACTCCTAATTTTCCAGAAGATATTTTTAATAATTCTCCCTTTTGGTAAAATGATCCTGTGTTAGTAATTGTGGCACTTGTAATTTCTCCCGAACCATCAACTATCACGGTAGCTAAAGCATTTTTAGCTTTACTGCTTATTCCATTTATTACAACATTATTATATGTTCCAGGTGTTCCTGAAAGTGGTACTCCACCATTTGTACTAAAAATTGGCAATATTGTACCATTAATAAATGATGTTCCACTCCCTACAAGATTATCTATAGTATCAACTACTTCTGTGGTTGAAAATTGGATTAATGATCTATTTGTTTGACCATGACCTTCTTTAACTTGAGTAGACATATCTAAAATCTCATCAAGCCCAGTATTTTGTGATGGAAACTGAGAGTAAAGGGAAGCGTCTTTTGTTGGGAAAATTTTATATATTGCCATAATTCTTTTTTATATTGGTACTACTCTACCTCTAATATCTTCTGTTGGATTCTTAACTTCAAAAACCATTGGATCTATTGATGGGTATAATACACTGTCTATAGTAGATCCATTAACGTCATATGAAAATTTACTATAACCTAAACTTTCTCCTGCTAGGTTTACAATTTCTATATTATTTACTGTTTGCACTCCTTCTACCTTATCTAAAAGAATTGAAATATCTTTCATCATAATAGGCTCATTAATTTGCCATTTATCTATTTCGAAAAATGTGGTTAATGAATTTATACATTTAGTTATAGTTTCTGCATTATTATAATTAGGTCTAACTATTATTTCAAAATTTACCCCTATATTAATAATATAAGCATCTTTTATGTTAATAGAATCATTTATCATTCTATACTCTGATAGATATGTTTGTAAATTTCTTTTTAAGATGTCAGATGCTGTTCTTAATTTTTTATTTATATCATAAGTTAAAATATATAAATCTAAAACAGATGGTAAAGTACCAGCTTCATACTCACCTACTTTACAAGGTTGAACATGAGCTTTAGCAACTACTCCTAAATTAGAAGGCATTGATAAAGATCGAACTAAATAATCTTGTGGAGTAACAGTTCTTAATTGGTTTTGGAAATTACCTAGTGAATTTTGTCTTATTTCTTCTATAGTATCTCCATCCATCCCACCATCTGCTGCCTTAACATTATTAGAAGCTATAGATTTGAAGATTTGATTTGCTAATGTTGTATCTGATAAATCTGGGTTGATAAATTTTATATTTGTATCATCTACTGCCGTTAATACTCCCGCTTCTACATTTGCTGATGCCCCTCCCCCAACTAAATACCTTACAGTTAAAGTTGTATTATAAGGAGCAATACCATAAGTGTTAGTATAAACAAAATTTAAAGGAGAAAATGCTGTTGTTAATTTAGTTTTTTCAAAAGGTAATCCTAAACCAACATTATCTGGATTTGGAACTATTTCTTCATCTATATTTCTAGTGCTACCAGCCCCAAATTGAAGTTGTAATGTATTTTCATTTAAAAATCTTGTAACAAATCTTCTTTGTACTGATTTTAATTCTAATAAATAAGGTACTTCTGTATCTATTGAGTAGTTAGGATCGTTTGTGTTTGTGTTTCTAATTGAATTAAATACGTTTTCTTGCGCTAAATTAGGAACTTCATACCAGACATTGCCATTACTATCAATTACATCTAATACACCTATAATATTCCCAGCCTTAAGATCTCTAGTATCGAATTTTTTAGAAGCGTTAAATACAAAATTTTGTGACTTAACAGTAGCAGATATTGCTTTTCTTTTCTTTTTTAATAAAAAATAGGTAGGATTGACTCCTGATATTTGATATATTGATTCTTCAGTTAAATCTAATGAACTTGATGATTGGAAATCTACTGCATCTTCTATTATAAAATTCATTGAAGAATCTACATTTGAAGAGATTTGTGTATTTTCTGGAATTACTACAGCATAATCATAATCAGGTACATAAACACTTGCACTTAATTTTGAAGGTACTTGTTGGTAAAAGTCTAATTCTACAGATGCTACAGTTGTTACTTTAGGGACATACCCCATAGAGTAAGCTAAAGAATATAAATTTGTAGTTTGTCTTGCTTTTTGTATAAAAGTTTCTTGGATTTGGTTATCTAAATAAAAAGATAACACATCCCCCACATATGCAGACATTTCCATAAATAACATTCCAGTTGATGTTTCTGAAAAATCATTATAAGTATTTGGGAAATATGTTTTAGAATATTGTATTAAATTTTCCCTTAGAGTACTAAAATCTCTATTTATATATCGTATGTCTCTATTTAATTTACTCATTATTGTAGTAATATATTAATTTCATCATCTACCCCAAAATTTACAATTTGGTATACTAATGTAAAATTAACTGTGTTTTCATCTGGTAGATTGTTAAATTTTATTTCTTTAATCATTACATTAGGGAAATAAAGTGCTATATCATCTTGGATTGTATTTTTTAAATCATCATTTGATATATCTTGCATATTTTCAAATAATAAATTTCTTAAATCAGCTCCAAAACTTGGCTTAAATACTCTTTCTCCTTTATTGGTTAACAAATAATTAACCATATTAGCTTTAATTTGATCTCTAGTATAATATGTAGGCACAAAAACAGCATCCCCATTTAAAGGGAAACCAAAACCAATAGCTCTACTAGGTTGTAGATCTATAGGCCATTTATTTTGTATTATTCTTGCCATTATTTATTATTCATTAATCCCATTATTTGAGACATATCTACTTCTCCTGCTGGTAATGTTCCATTAGCTACATCCATTCCTGCTTGAGGTTGGAATGATTGGACATTACTACTATTTAAAGCCATATTTGTATCCCCTAATATATTCTTGTATGCTGTTCTTTTATCCTCAGCTGACATTACAGGTTGCGGTGGAGTTGGTGGGGTATAATTTTCAACTACAGGTGCAACTGGTACTTGTGATATAACTTTTGGAGTTTTAACAGCTTCCAGTAAAATTTCCTTCAATTCTTCTTGAATCGCTTCCTTTACTGCTTCTTTAATAATTGTTTTTAATGCTGATGTCTTCATTTTATTTATAAATATTAGTTATTTTAATTTTTTACAGTTGGGTATTTGAAGATGTGTCATTATTTAATATAACTGTATTATTTCCTGCACTTCCCCCACTACCTACTCCCCCAACAGTACCTCCAATACTAACTGCTGATACTGCAAAATTAGCTTGATTACCTGTATCTTGGAAATTATTAATTATAGCTAATGTATAATTCCATATGCCTGTTTCTGCTAATATAGTAATTGGTGCTGTTATAGATTGATTTCTTTGAGCAAATGATTCTCTACTTAATTGAGAATTCATAGGTTTATTTCCTTTTTGAAAAGTAATTAAACTATTAGTAAAACTATCCTGATCAGTTCCACCTAAAGTATTCATAGTTATTACTACTGGTTCGTTTATTGATATAGTTCCTTGAACTTGATTTCCAGTATTTCTGTCTAAGGGTTGAACTACAACTGGTCCATTTACTACCCAACCTGGGGGAAGTGGATCTGAACCTACTCCTACAGCAGTTTGACTACCATCGCTGTTACCAGCTCCCGCAATTTCAATATTTGCTGGGTTATCTATTTCTTGAATTACTGCTCTACCCATAACCCCTAACATATAAAGATCAATAGCATATTTCATTTCTTCAAATAAAACTTGAGTTGATGAACTATATGAATATCTTCCTTGTGGTTCATTTTTAGGAGCATTATATATTGTTACTACTGCTAATATTTGTGTTGATGTATTAGAACCACCATCAATTCCACCTCTTCTTTTGTATATAAAATTTGGATCTTTTGCAAAATCTCTAGTTGCAGAAATTCTTCTTGATGGAAATGAAAATTCATTATCTGGGTTTGATTCTAATGTTAATCTAAATCCATTATAATACACACCTGGTGAGGCATTAGCTTGTAAAGCTGCAGCAAGCGCAGCGTCAGAAGATACATTAACATCTATTGAGGAATTATCTCCGGAGGCTGCTACAGAATCAATAATAGTTTGAGAAATTGATGTTGCAACTACATCTATTGTAGCTTGTTCTAAAACAGGACATAGTTCTCCAACTGTAGCTGCAGTTTGAACAATTTGAGTTGTTGTTATAACAGGTTGAATTACATTATCTAAAGCATTTAATTTATCTATAATAGAACTTATCATATTAAGAACAGCTCTAGTTAATATTGGGACTGATTTAGTAACTCCCTTCCCCATCGTTAATAATTTATCTAATTGATCTAATGAATCTGATAATATAGTTAATACATTTATAGGCACACCAATACCTCCTATTTGGGGTGGAATAATTGCAGTAGGGACTGGAATTGCTTTTATTACTTGAATTGCTCCTTTAACTGTAGAAATTAAACTATCTAAAGTTGAAGCTGTTGTTGCTAATACTGTTAATGGGGTTTTTATAGTTTGAAGCGCTACTTGTATTTTGTTTTTATTCTCAATAATATTATTAAGATTTGTTAAAGTATTTTCTACTTCTTTTATAGCATTTGCTTTTTGTATTTCAGTTAAGGGAGGAATACTACAAATAGATTCAGGTGTTAAAAGCTGTCCTTCATTATCTATATTTCCCTCTAATAGTTGTTCTAAATTAAAAGGAAGTACAGAAGGATCTATTCCTGCTTTTTCAATAACTTTAACACCTTGTGCTTTTAATTTCTCTTCCATTAAAGAAAGAGCAGTTTCTAGCTTACCAGTATCTTTAGCTACTTTAACTACTTGCTTTATTATTACTCTTTCTAATCCCATTATTTACTTTTACTAATTTTAGATTTATATTGGGCTATTTGACCTATCATTTTTTGAGCTGATTGTTGTACTTGTACTGCTGGTACAGGTATTGAAGCATTTATAGCATATGGAGGTCCTGATCCTATAGGAGTTTGTAAAGCTGCTGTTAATGAAATCATTTTTGTTAATAGATCTTGAAAGTCAGCTAAAAATTTATCACCTAAAATAATAGGTTCAGTAGCATATTTATCTCCTAATAATACTTTATTTGATTTTACTATAGTTTCAGGTGAGTCTATATTAACACTTTCTAAAGAATTTAAATTAATTGTACTAAATGAACTTAATAAAATTGAATCATTTTTAGAATTAAATAATAATCTTCCAGAAGTAAGGATAACTTGCTCCCCTGTAAATTTATCTGTGGAAGTTGGAGGGTTAAAATATGAATTATAACTTTTACTTGCTACTTCAATAGGAATAGCTTGTGTTGAAGTTAAATATATACTAGATTTATCTGTATTGATATCTTCTACTTGTGGTACCCATGGATCTGTATCTTCTTCATGTTGACCATTTTTTAATATTATTATAGGATCTCCATCTGCCCCATCACGAGACCAAGGATTTGGTATTTTTGGATTTAATATTGTTGAACCTAATCTAATAGTATTTCCCCACCTACCTTGAAATATATTATCTCCTTCATAGGGAAGAAGATTTCTAATACTTAATTTTTCTTGAAAAGTATCACCTAAATCAATTTCAGTTCCACCATCCGTTACTCTTCTTACTGCTCCAGCTTCTGTTTGTTCATAATCCTGCTGTTGGGACATAGGTAATGTTATTCCCGTAATAGGATCTGGTATAGCATTATGGTGTACACTATTCCATATATTAATAGGTTGAAAATAATAATATCCTACTTCATTTACATTTTCTTGAACATTACTGTTGGGTAATGACATTAAATATACAATTTCATTTTCTAATGGAACTATAGATTGATTTGGAAATAAAGGTCTTGCAAAATTATCTGATGAAAATTGAGGGGATGCATTTGGTTTATTTAATTTATCAAAAAATATACACCCTATAGAACTCCATTCTCCAAAATCTTTAAAGGCTTGTGCATTTGTTTGATCATCCAACATAACAGCCATAACTCTTCCAGAAAACACCCCGGCAGCACCTGCTCCAGATGATGATTTAGATCCTTGGTTTGCTAAAGATGTTGTTGGTCTAATAGCCATTATTTATCTTTTTTAACTTGTAATTTTTCCATTTCAGCCATTAATTGATCTTTTTCTTCATCTGTTATCCCAAGACCTCCATCTTCACTTTCGGTATTAACTGCTCTTTGTATAATAGTAGCCATTTTGATTAAAGCATCATCATTTTTAACACCGATTTCCATATACTCTTTAATTAAAGGTACAATAAGAGTAGCATCTCCTATTTCTTGTACTAATGGTTTTAATTCAGATATTAATGCTGTTACTTGTTCTGATTTTTTTCGTTGGTTATTATAGATTTCTTCTAAAATGTCAGAAAACTTTTTATCACCAAATATTATTGAGTCTAATTGTCCCATATTTTTTGGTTATAAATATAAAAAAATTATACTTTTGAGGGAGGGTAGTAACCATGTTCTAGATATACTAAATATTTTTCCTTAAATATTTTATATAAAACATTAGCTATTTTAGTAATTTTAGGGGTTTTAACATCAACCATTTCTCTTATGTAGATATATAATGCTTTTTTATTAAATATATCTATATTTTCTCTTTTTCTAAATAATTCTAAAATTGCATCTGCTATCTGAGCATCATTTCCCTTAGGGAAGATAGTATATATTCTATCAGTACAATCTTTAACAAAGTAATCTATAAATATAGATAATTTATCTTCATATTTATAACCTTTCATAGCTAACTCATCATGCTCAGATTCTTTTTCTGTAAAAGCTGAAACTCCTTCTTCCATTTTAGGAGAAGTTATAAATCCTGGTGATAGTTGATCTAAATTTGAATAGTTATTAATGTCATTTATTTGTATATTTTGGATTTTTTTACCATAATTTTTAGTATTATATACAATTAACCAACGTTTTACTATGGTTCCAAAATATGAATAAGCTTTGGCCCCATTATCGGGGTTGAATAAATGAATCTTACTCAATAAAAATACCATAAGTTCATGTTGAAGATCTTCTAAATTATCTACTTCAGTATAGTAAAATTTAAAAGTATGAATTATATTTTGAGTTAGTTTGTAAAAAGGCCAATGAATGTGGTCTTGGTATAAATCACTTCTTTCTTCTTTATCAGTAGATTTATTATATTTTACTATTGCTGCCTCTGTTTCCTTTGTAAAATATACTCTTCCTTTTTTTTGCTTCTTATTTTTTTCTATTATATGATCCATTTAATCTTAAATTTTCTTGATATTAAAATCATTAAGAATTTCTTGGATTTGTTTTATATTTTTAAAGAAGAAACCTACTTCGTCATCACCCTCAAATGAACCCTTAATGTCTATTTTTTTAATTTTTTCATTTGAAACCTCTATTATTCTTGATATATTATCTAAATATTTTAAATATCCTAATAAAATATCTTCTTGTTTTTCATTCTTTCGTAGTAGATTAATAGTCGTAAACCCTAAAGCTACGACTATTATTGAAAGTATTATTATTGTTGTTATCATAAATTATCTAACATGTTTTTAAGTCCTGGACTTGATATTGTACCTAATGCCTTTGACTTGGTGGTTTTGTTATTATTCGACAATGTATAATTTTTCTTGCTAGTATCCACGCTATTTTTAAATTTAGGTAACCATTCCTTTTCAAATTCAACTCTTGCGGCTAACATATCGGCCTGGTGTAATATGAAAGGTAATGAAGTTCTTGGTTTAGTTTCGGGCATGTATGATTTTAGATATTTATCATTTGCGGGATCATACAAACCATCATGTGTTTGAATTGCTACCATTTCATTAAATGTATATTTAACTCCATTATCTTGAAGTAGGAATAATCCTCTGTCTGGTACAGATGAAAATGCAATTTCTTTATTATGCATATAATCTTCACCTAATTTATCTTTTCTCCATTTATCTGTTTGAGGTAAATAAGATTCATGTTTATCATCCCCCATTTTACCTAAATCATGATTAATTGCTGAAAATACCAACTCTTCCTGGGTAAATGTTGTCATATCACATCCAAATCCTTCCCACACAGCAGACATTGATAATGCTGCTTTAACAACTCTATTAACATGGTCTATATAACCTCCTGGAAAAGCGTTGTGATATTCTTTCTTATGTGAAGCTGGCATCATCATAAGACGATCCTCATACTTTTCATAAAATGATTTTAGTTGTTCTTTACGTGGTGATGAAATATAAGTATCAATATTACTTATAAACTCAACCCAATTCATCTGAATTTGTTCTGCTGATAGTATCATAACTTTTATTTATTTATTTTATCCGTTTCTTAATGCTGCATGTTCTCTTTCTAATTGAGTTTCTAAATCTCTAAGAACATTTTCAGTATCTTCTATTTTTTTTACAAAATCTTCTACTGGTTGTTGTGATTTAACCATTAATTTAAGATTTGTTAGATGACCTTGTATTTTATTTGTTAGGTGAACAATTGTTTCTGCGTTGCGTAATGCCATAGTTGTTTAATTAATATTATTTTTAGGTACCTTAGGTACCATGTACCCCTATACCCCATTTCTCTTATCTACTTATCTCTTTTTCCCTTTAACCTCTGTACCTCCAATGTACGCTGAGGATTTCTCGTCTCCAACCTTAGGTTCAAAAGTCTTTAATTTTTGGGAAATTTTATATAAAAAAGCACATTTTTCATATTCTTCACTTTGAGTAAAGTAATTAATTCCTAATTGTAGAGCCGTGTCTAAATATTCGTCTGAATAGTATTTTAATGCGTTTATATGCGCGACATCATCCAAATCAACGTTTTGTATATAACTCCAGGATCTGCCGTAAGTAACAAACTCTCCTGCTTCTTTAATATCATTAATATCTAATTCATCATTACTTTTAGCAAAGAAATTCAATACTTTTTTATTAAAGTTAATATGATTCAAAACCAGTTTTTTATACATTCCAACATAATACATTGGGGATTTTTTTAGATCTTCATATGTAGTTTTCCCCTCCCCAGAAAGATCTTTATCATCATGAGAAAATAAACCAAATATGTTATCTATACTTACCATATAATTATTTTATGTTTTTTCTTTAATTCTCTTAAGAGCATACTCCCACTTTTCAGCTACTGTTTTATATTTATGCTTTTCTTGAGAATCCATTTTTTTACATTGTTTCTCAAATTCATTTCTAATCCCTTTTTTGTCTACCTCTAAATAGACTTCCATTAGTGTATCTTCGTATGCCGACATATTTTTTAATTTATAGAAATTATCATTAATATATGTTATAAATACTAGTATTCCAAGTTATTTTTACCTTACAATGGTAAGATGTCCTGACTTTTGATAAATTTCTGGGGAGTTATGTTTTCTAGCATAAAAAGTATAAACATATATACCATCAGCTACATAAGAGGGTCCACCCTGCATACTACCATCCCAATATGGGTAACTATTGTAGTCATCTCCAAATCCTTCAAAAACCAAACCTCCCCATCTATTGTAAATTTTAAATTCTATATCAACCCAACAATCTAAATCAAGAATAACTTGCCAAATATCATTTATACCATCATTATTTGGAGTAAATACATTAGGGATAAAAATACTCCAGGGCCAACATTCGTCTATTATTAATTCATTACAAGGTAAACTAGTATTACAATCTACTTCAATAGTTTCAGTAATAGTATCTGTTAAAAAAACATATTCTATAACTTCAATCTCTAAAGTATCTGCGATATATTCAACGATAGTGTCTATTTCATATATATTGACATACTCTATGAGTGTGTCGGTTATATACACGTATTCTTGCGTTATAATGGTATCAATTTGTGTTACTATAATAGTATCTGGTGGTAATTCTATATATAAAGTATCAGTAATATATTCTGTAATTGTATCTGGTATACAAGGGTTAGGACAGACCATTATCCTATTATCATCTATATTAATATCGGGATATGTCTGTGTTTGGTTAAAACTATTACCAACAGTCCAACCATTATCTGGAAAGTCATCAACACCTGCTGTTTGGGATAAATTAATCTGCCATATTACAACTTCCCAACAATATCCTTCAAGAGGAGTAGCTAAAATACACTCCCACGCAAATGGTGGATTTATATTAATAGTTGCAGTTGTACCTGTTTCCCACCCTCCCCAATTTGTAACATTTGAATATGACCAACCTGGATGGAACGTTGTTGAAGTACAATCTGTATTTTCACCTAAGTCTTCTCCAGTGATTTCATTTATATAATGAATACCAAAAACAAGATGAGTTACATTTTCATTATTATTTACAGAACTAGATCCATTACCATCACAAGTATTTCCATCAAATTGTGTAAATTCATTACATCCACAATTTTCTGCATTAGTAAATTCAACAACAAAAGAATGTACATCATCTGTTGTAGCAGGTGGTGTTTGACTTATAAGTTCTAAATTACACGTTTGGGAATATGTGGTGTAAGACATAATGGTTATTAAAACCAAAAATATGTTTTTCATTAAGGGAAAGGATAGGGGGGAAGAATAACGTTTTATCCCTTATACATATGGGTAGGCAAGGAGAGACTTGAACTCTCATGTAACCAATTACTCTTTCTACAAGGTATAAGCTTGAGGAGATACATGCCTATGTGGTGAACCCGGTAGGATTCGAACCTACGACCGATACCTTAGAAGGGTATTGCTCTATCCAGCTGAGCTACGAGTCCATATGGGTGTTTAATGAGAATCGAACTCATAACCTTCGGTATCACAAACCGATGCTCTAACCAATTGAGCTATAAACACCATATAATAAAAAAATAACGTTTTGGGGATTTGTACTCGGGGCGGGGCTCGAACCCGCACTCACCGTTCGGCGAATCAGATTTTAAGTCTGACGTGTCTACCAATTCCACCACCCGAGCATTCGAGGGATTTAATTATGAAACATCCTAGTTGGAGGTTTATTGATATCTTCTATTTTCTTTTGAAGTTCTTCTATAGCTTTGTCTATTTTAGGTATTTCAACATTAACATCTACAGAATGAGGATTAGCAGGATGAAAACTCCAATATTCATCTCTAATTTTAGATAATTGGATAATTTCATTGATTAATTCTACTTTAGGGTCTTTTTTTGTTTTTGACATAACTTTTATTTTTATTTATAATTAAATATACGAACAAATTATTAGCAATCCCAATCTTCTGCTGCAATCTGCAAACAAAGGAGAGGAGATGATGAAGGATTAGATTTCATTTCTTCTAATGCTGTATGAATTACCTCAAATGTCAAACCATGACGTTCTACACTTGCCCATAATTCATTGAATTTAAGCATTTCATCACTACTAATTTTTTCAAGAAAATCTTTTTTAAACTGTGGGAGCATCTTTTTCATTTTTAATTGTTACTGGAATTTCTTTACCATCTTCGGTAGTCATAGTAGCTGTTAATGGTGGGTTCTTTGATTGTTCTTGAATTGCATCAATAACTGATTTAAATCCATTAGGATATTGTTCCCAACATTTATCTCTACCTAGCTGTTTATAAATTTTATAAAGTTGTTTATTAATTTTTAAACGATCTCTATAATCCTCATAATTTTCATCATCTGCACGTTTATCACTTAAATTGATGCCTTCAAACATGCTACGATTTTCAATTTCTTTCTTTTTTCTATCAACATATTCTTTAGTACGAGGATCATCTTTACGTAAAGTTTGTCCTTCATCTCCAAATGTAATTAGAGTTCCATTGTCTTGGTAGTCATTTTTTGCCATATCTTTTTTCTTTTAATATAATAATTATTTTTTAATCCTCCAAATTAAAGGACAATTACTGAAATTTTATTTTCAATGATTTCGGTTTGACCCATATCTGTATTAAATTGAGTTTCAATAAAAATGTTAATAGTATCACCAACCATTTCATTATCTAAAAATATATTTTGTGTAGGTTCGTAGGTATATTTTGAATATGTCCCTAATAGGGTGCTAGCAGCAGGATGATCTACATCAAAAAATCTTGGAATTTGGTATCCTACAACATTAAGAGGGGGAAATAAATCAATCATATCTGTTAGTGTGTAAGTATAACTCCCGACAGCAATTGGAGTATTTAAATCCTGATCATTAAACCAACCCAAATATGAATACATAGGTGTTTGAAATGTTAAACTATCTAACACAACCCAATAATCAGAATCAAATCTAGCTTCAACAAGAGGAACTCTATTAATAACATATTGATCATTGACCGGAGTTAAGTATCCTGAAATTTGGAAATAGTTTAAATCATCCCACTCAATTTCATAATAACCATCTCCATTAGAAGACATCAATTCATTTTTATAAATAACTTCATAACTTGTGCCACAATCTCCACTACAAGGAGTTTCAAATAAATTCTCTTTAGTACATGAAGAAAGGGCTAATACAAATGCTAGTGGATAAAATATATATTTCATAATCTTATTTTTTAACTAGTAAACTTGGTGAAACTCTCATCATAGCACCATTGCTATCTTTAACTCCAATGTTTTTATTATTAATTTTATAAATAGTAAATTCATCATTAGGATTAACTTTTTTATGGTTAATACCAACTATGTCTCCAATATTAAAATCATCTTTTGAAGCTCTAACAGGTGCATCACCTACTTTAGCAGTCATTTTTGCTCTTAATTCTTGAGAATCAAATCTAATTGTACCTAATGAAATTGTAACACCATAATCTTTTTCTAATTGTGTTACTGCTTTTTCGAAATCACTTCTAAAACCTTTTACTTTTTGCTTATTTAACATAACCTTTATTTTAATTTTAAATGCTTGGCTTCGTGCCTCATTTACCCCGTAAATATACGAACCCTATCTCGGGAAGCCACATATTTTCGCAGAAGTCTTTATTAGAAGTTAGAAGTTTTTCTCCAAAACCCTAAACCCCCTAAATGATTAGGACTTCCGTTTACAATACATCTTCGATCATCAGTATGTTGACAAATTAATTCTGATTTTACTCCTTCATTTAATTCTTTCCACCATAACCAAGCATTCCCACCAGCATATTCATCACCTTTAAATTGATGTAAAGGATCAATATCATGGAATACCATTACTCCTCTAGGGGATAATAAATTTTTATATAAATTAAAATCATTTTCAACTCCTTGATATGTGTGGTCTCCATCAATAAAAATAAAATCAAATTGAGGACAAATTTCTTTTACTTTTTTAAATGTTTCTTTAGTTTGGGAATTTTCACATAAAAAATGGACGTTTTCAATACCGGTTGTTGATAAATGGATAAATTTTCTAAAATCTTCTTCAATATCTATTGCAACTTTAACCCCCGTAGATAATCTACTAAACAATCCAAAAGTACCACCTTTAGCTCCAACTTCTAATATATTATGAGGTTTAAAGCCTTCTAAAAAGTAAGATAAATGTAAAATTTCATCAAACATTTGTTGGGTTAAAGTATTCTTAATCATTACAGGAGACATTATATGCTCTACTAAACTTTTAGGATCCATTTTTTCTTGCATTGTGTGTGTATGTTGAGAATAATATATAAAATAGTTAATTAAAATCCAAATGATATTTAAAATCCTCAAAAAGGTCTCCTCTTACCATATAATAATATCTAAATACGTATATACCAGTATTATGGTGCTATAGTTAATTCAAAGTGACCAGTTGAGCGAATAGCGTAAGAATTAACGGGAATTGGTTGTAGTGGAGTGAATTCAAATGCTCCACCAATTGAGCCAGAGTCTTGCATTGAAATTCCCCATTTTGTAGATTCAGTTACTAATGATGAAGAGTTGATTGAGTTGAGGAAGCCACCGAATGATCCAGTTATTGTAGTGTTGGTTCCACCGCTTAATCCACCGGCTTGATCGACTGCGTCTTCGCTGCCGTCGAGAATTAAATATGATGTTCCTCTAAGTGGGTATTGCCCGTCTCTATTTTGTAATTCGAATGTGTAGGTAGTTCCCGCAAGAAGTTCTTGTCCTGGTGTTCCTACTCCATTCATTGATCCTGAAGAATATGTTGCCATGCTGAAATTTTGTTATAAATATATGCTAGTTGTGGGTTCCATTTATAATAGCCGAAGAACTTAAGCCTTCATAGCGAGGTAAGTAAATTACTTCTCCTATATGCTCGCTTCCAATTATAGGTTTATTCCTATAGTCATCACCTATTATCATATATTTGGGTGCATGCGCCTTAATTAAATCGCGAAGCATATCATCGCTATGAAAAGCATAAACTTCATCAACCCACCTTATCGCGTGGAGAAATTCCATACGATTTTTTAAGGTATTAATTGGTCGCGAAGGACCTTTCTTCTCCCGAATTCTTTCATCCGTATCAACTCCAACTACTATCTTCCAACTGAAGCTCCTAAATTCATCACATGCTATCTCATGCGCTTTTTGGAAGAGTTTAATGTGCCCCATATGAAGCACATCAAACGTTCCATTTATCCAAATAACTTCATTACGCTGCATATGATAGCGCTACTTCAAATAGCTCTTTATTAATTTTCATATCTTGTTTGAAGTTTTTAATCTCACGTGCTTTACGTGCTTTATTACCTGCTCGGTAATCGAAATCACCTGTAATGATTTTTTCTTGAACTACATTAAATACTGACCAAAGATCTGTACCTGCGTCTTCTTTACGCACTGGAGCAACAAGCTCTTTCAAATCAATTTGAATTCTATTCATTTCTTTTTCTGAAAATCTTGTATTAATTGCTGCTCGCGCAAAATCAAGAATTTCTTCTTCTGCCATTTCTTTGGCTTTCATGATATTCATTGATTCTACTGTTAGTGGTAGCTTTTCAACCATCTCTTTAATCATATCTTGTAGATCTTCAAATGAATAACCCATATGACGCATTTTAACTGCTTCAAATTGAGTATCTGCAATTACCAAACCATTCGAGCAAATCAAACGATATAAACCTGCTTGGAATTGAAATGCATTTTTTCCATCATGCGAGTTAGTCATTAGGATTTGTGGAAAAACTGTATCACCATCATCTCCATTAATAACAACATCATCATTACGAAATGTAATAAGGTGTTTTTGGAAACCTTTTGTTGAGTTCTTACGAGCTTTAACTTCGGTTGCTTGAATTGGCTTCCATCCTAGAAGCTCCATGTCATCAATTACCCTTTCGGTTGGAATGTGTGTGTAGTGCTTAGAAACTTCACTACTTGGCTCACTTGCGAATACTGATGGAGCTATGCTCGCAATATTCTTCTTTGTTAAATACTTTGCTTCTTGCAAATCACTGGAATTCATCATAACTTTTATTTATTTAAATTATTAAAACGTGTTCTATTGGCTTCGTGCCTCATTTACCCCGTAAATATACGAACGCTTCCTCGCTACTCCAAGTACTTCACCGGAAGCCTTTAAGAAATTGTTGCTAATGTAAACACTACAATCATAAGTGTTACATAAATCGCTGTTGATATGTCTATTTTGCGTTTCATGGCGATATATATTCGCTTCAATCGATTACCTATGATTATTCATATTACCCCATAATGAAGTAATTATTACGTTATATACATATATCTCTTATCGATGCCAAAAATTTTTAGTTAGCTACGAATGCGCCACTGCGGATTTTTATCCCCATTTTCCTATATGGCTCTTGCATGAATATATTTGTATATACAATCGATGGGGTATTCTTGTTTACGATCTATAAAAACCGCTACACCTTTTTCCCCGCATATCCACGCGCGATGGACGGCGGCGCATCGTGGGTATCTATTACGTACATACGCCGTACGCCGCATGACCTATTATAGCTATTATATTATACCCAGTATGTAGTACCTAGGTAATATTATATAGTAAGGTACCCACCGCGGTAGGTTATGTCACCGCGGGAGTACCAATTACGATTGCCGTCGCAACCTTATTTATTATAATAACGTACTAGCACTTATGATACTTGGTACGCACACTCAACTGGCCTACGATAACCATCATACTGATAATTACCATTGTCGACCACCACTCCATCACATATCGCCAATGCATGTTTATTAACACCCACAATATACTTACCTTTATTAAACTTTTGGGCAAATGCTTTAACAGTATATGCAACTGGTTTATGCTTATATTTAGGATTAATCATATCACCACCCTGTTTTGGGCCGTGTCCTAGCATTTTTAACTTTCTAGTAATGCCTTTATTAAATAGATCAAGTTGGCCCACCTCATCAAACGTCATTTCCTTAACGTTATCCAAAGTAGACATCATTTGCATTGTGCCTTTGCCTTTCTTACGATCAAAAGTATCAGCTACATACTTATGTGCTTGATCATAATTAACATCACATGCATTTGCAATGGCTCTCACCACACAATCATTCTTTTCCGTGCTAGCAATTTCACTTGAACCACTAACAGCATAACCACTTTTAAAATTCTTTAACATAACCTTTATTTTTATTTAATTAATAATAACGTCATTGGCCTTAACTCAACAACACGTAAATATACGAACAATTCCTTGGGTATCCAAGCCTTTTGGTGGGAGTCTTTAATTAAACCCAACCAATAGCAGCACCGTAGAATTGATTTAATGTCATGGTATTTAAACCAGGTGTTGGACGGCGGAGATCATCAGTACGTTCATCACCGTAGGCATTCTTACCAGTGAAATTACCATATCGACTGTAGCATTCCTGATAGTAAACAATGCCGTTGTCGCGGTCGACTTTCAAACACAGGCTAGCACCTGTATTACTAAAGTTGTCACTAAACATTTTACCTTCATAGGTTTTCAACTCATTAACCATCTCTAAACTTAACTCTCTTACACTATACATAACCTTTATTTTTTTATTGGGCTCGCACCCCATTTACCCCGTAAATATACGAACAATTCCTCGCTTCTCCACGCAAGGTGCATGATACTTTCAATGCTTCGTTATGAATAGTTGTGAACAGCCATAGCTCCGTGGTGTTCACAAGTATATACTCGTTACCTATAGTAGAGGTTGGATGAGCGGGCCAAAGGGGTTAACACGGGTTAATGTTTGTACTACATTCCC